CCAGGCAGGCATAGCCTGCCCATGATCCTTACGGAACATGGTCCAGGGGCTCCATTAGTATGGAGTTACCCACCGCGTTTTGATGTAGGCGACACGCGGACGCCCAGCGCGTTCCAAGTGTTTCTCATCGAAGCGAGGTGAATCGCCACGCTTGAGAAAATACTTGAGTAAGGCGAACCGATCATCCAAATTATCTTTGGGAGAGCGGCTCGACACCACACATGCCTTAACCAAAGGCACGTGATAGTGCTCATGTTCTTTCTCAGATAAATAACCAAGAAAGGAAACACGACCTAACGCAGAGCTAGTAGATTCAATGCACGGGAAATATTTGAGTAAGTCCCGGAGCATTGGATCTAACCATGCACAGACCTCCCAGCAACCATATTCATAGAATAGGTTGCGAAGGGAAACAAGTGATATGGTCTCTGCAACGTGCTGCCGGTGCAAAGGAAACTTGCGACGGACCTTGACAATACTAACGTCATGTCCATCGTAGTACTCCTTACCGCAAGACTCTCTGAACCTTCCGGTCCAGAAGGACTTACGACGATTCACTCTAGCACCGAAGTGCTCGAGTGAGTCTGCAACGGATTGCACATACTCTACAGGAATGATAATATCATCCCCGTAGACTCGCACCATACCAACAAAGCGTGAAAATTCACGCCTGTTGGAAAAACGGTATCCTTGCTCTCTCTCAATCCCCAAGAAGATAATGGTCAAAAAGACCATAGCCTCAAGAGGAAAACAGAGAGCAGAACCCATAGACGCAAACTTGGAGAGGGAAATACAACCCTCTCCAGGTACTGAAGCACGCTCAGAACGACACGCGAGGATAGCCTCTTGAAACAGAGGATTACCAGACGTGATGCTCTTTACATGATTCAAGGAAACGCGATCAGAAGCCTCACTCAAATCGAGAGTGGCCAGGAGTCCATAGGATCCCTGCTGAGCTAAGAGCTGGTTAGGCTCTTGGGACTCAGAACTGATAAATGAACCAATTAAATCCTGGTTCGTGGCACGCGTTAAGCTCTCAAGAACACCCTGCTGTACATACTGTACAGAGGATGGCTCGATGGCGATAATACGTGGCGTTTTCTGCGTCTTAGGCACAGAGACAACCCGAGAGGGGAGCTCTGAGCCAGGTTCTAGGAGGTCAATTCCGTCAGCCCACTCCTCATCAGCAAAGCGAGGAGAGGGCGCGAGGAAATCTCCAAAGTGGAAAACATCCTCGAGACGGCGGGTCCAGTACCTGGACATATACTTGCCATTACTGGTAAGTTTGTCCGCAGTGGCACCAGGCCCGTGTTTTGGAACTATTTCTTCATTATAGATATCTCTATCTACATGAGAGAAAACAGGACCAAACAACAATTTCCCCATACGAGACAATTCAGAAAAATCAGAATTGCTAAGTAGGGAGTCATTGACTTTGACCTCCTTATCACAAAGGACATACTCAGACATAGCCTTACGCTCCCTTGCGGGAGTACAAGGAATCTCTATCTTGCTAAAAACCAACGTAAGTTGGCGAATAGCCTGGATAGATTCAATGTCTGGGTCTTCCTTAAGGATACCGCTATCTAGATGGAACACCTGTTCCATGAAACCTCTCAGGAATGAGGGGAGACATGAGCCAGACTTTCTAAAAGAAAGAAAGGCTTCGGGAACAATCATTCCTTGGTCAAGACAATACTGAAAGTCTTTTCCAAAGGATGGAAGGGTAATCGTTAGAAACGATATACCCTCGTGTTCACATCGACACTGGACAGTTTTAATGTCCAGGGTGGTGCTAGTGCTACATCTCCTAGCGAATTCATTTGCTAGGACATTCCAGAGTGATGTCAGGCTTTTCATAGCCCCTCCTGATAGAGGTGGTTATCCTTAGCCTACCACACTGAAGGTTGTCGATATCTTAGAGAAAAACTCCAAGAATCGACAGGCCGATAGCAAGACCTGCCAGGGCAACAAGAGTAATCACGATAATAATCGCGAGAAATTGCTGACCTGACGTGGCGTGGTTGTAGTCATAACCATGTCTACTTGCAGCCACCATTACCTCCCTTCAAATGGAGCGATCGCACCTGGTTGGTGTGTCTAAGACTCACCTCCCAGAACTTTTTCCGTCAATGAATACGTAGAAGCTGAGAGAAGGCCGACGAGGCCTTCAACCAGTTTCTTCGCTTCAGCAACGGTAAAGCCCGCGATCGGACGATCTATGACCAAATAAACAGACATTGAAACAGTCTGTTTTTTGGATTCTTCATAGATATTCGTAGTGAGCTTGCTAACATCAATCCTCACAAGATGACGTTTCCTGTTTGAACCGGATTCCTGAGTGGAAACCGTTAGAACATTAACGCCATCTGAAGTCTCATAGATAGAGTTAAAGTTCCCCGTAGAAACACGAGGAGCAGTAACTTCAGTCCCTGCGACTTCTTTGAATTTCTGAGGATCGCTCAGTGCCATAGGCACACTCCTTTTGGTTGGCGGAAAACCGCCTGGTGTTTACAGTGATCTGCTACAGCAGCCTGGTGATACCAAGTGCCGCAGTAATAGCAAGTTGAGTGGGTGACAAACCCTCCCAGCCTATGCTAAATCCAAAAGGGCTTGCGGGGAGCCTGCGCTTCGTGACACATTCAATGCCACGAGACCAGGGTCCCGAGCTGTGAGGGATGAAAACCAGATTGCCTTTAGAATCTTTTCTATCGGCACAATTCTGGGTCCATCCACCACCGCTAACGGTTACAGTTTCTATGGATTCTTCCATAATGTAGCCGTAACGCAAGACGAGCCCGGCTAGTCCGAAACGGGTGACGTTATTAATAACCTCGCCCGCATTCGAGAACCAGTCGACGGCCCAGCTCCAGGGCGTCAGCTCCCAAAGGACTTCGGGAGAAAGAGATAGTCCAAAGAGTTGATCGGCATCACTGCCGAACCCAAGGGCCTTTCGCCAATTGTCAGATGACGAAGGTAGTCCATAGGTAAAACAACCCTCAAACCATTTCTTAGTTTCCCTAACCAGGGAAACTTGTCGCGCTGGTTGAACATTTCCGGAAAGGGACCATGGCATGCTAGCTTCAGAGCTATCATTGCTTAAAGGTGCCAATACGGAAGTGCTCCGTTGAATTGGAAACTCAAACGTCCGGTGAGTATTTGACCCTTCACCACGGTGATACTGCTTTAGCAGATCACGGTGTTGTCGGGCGGCCTTAACTACAGATGAAACTTCATCACGTAGTGGGGCCCAACCAAATTGATAGTTGAGATACTCACTACCAGCACCCCTAAGGATGTTGGTCCTATCGCGCCATGACTGGATACCAGGTAGAGAGGGTATTCCCTCCCTCATGGTTTCAGCCAAAGACGTACCAAGGTTGGACGCTGGGTTAATAGGATCCGAATATGAAATGGCATTGGTTCCGTCGATAAGCATTTGCGATTCATTTTTATCGCCAAATGCTTTACCGGCGTTTTTAAAACCAATTTCATTCATCTCGGTGGGAGTCACTAATGCACCATACACAGGGCCAGAATAAATCTGACCAAGTGACTGGTTATACGCATTAATGAGTTTACCGGGCTTCAAGAACTCGGTAACTCGGCTCGTGTAAAACGGGCCGCCCTCACGATATGAGCCGTCACGGCTCATAGGGTGACTCTCGGAAACAGTAATCTGTTTCCCCATCTGCGTGCGTTCTAAGATAGGAGGCAAACCGCCTTCTACCCAGTTAGCCAATATTTGGTTACGGCCGCGGGGTTTCATAATAAAAATCCCACGGGTTCGAGTGCCCGCAGATGACAATTCAACAGCTCCTTCTTTGTGAATGATAGATATTTCTATTCTATCACTCTAGTGGATGATGCACTGCAGGCCCGGCGTAGTCATTGGTAATACCGCAATATTTGCGGAATTATAATTACCTCTGACCCAAAGCCGG